GAGAAAGCAAAGCTCATTACAAGCTTAAGATTAAAGTACACAGCTTAGGAAAATTATTCTTAGAAAGGTCGCATAAATAGTGCGACTTTTTTGTTGCAACTTGTATAAATTTGTGGTAGGATTGTTAATGAAAGTAGGTGATAACCCTGAAAGCATTATTTTTACTAGACTATCCAAAGCTTAGCTATGTATTTAACAACAAACTTGATTATGGAAAGACGGCACCTGGTAAAGAGTTAAAGCATGACCTTACCACAATTGGCTTACGAGAACACCAATCCTATGAGTTCTCTTTTACCTATCCAACCATTCCAGAACCAGATAGGGTTAATCGTAGGGGCGATGTTGTCAAATACAAGTCACCAGGGAAGCGTGTTGTTAATGAAAAGAGTGATCAAGTTAATTCAAAGATCGAAGAACTTGATCCAGACATTATTATTCCTATGGGAACAATTTCAACCAACTTTTTTGGCTTGGGAGGAATAACAAAAGCACAAGGAGTTCCTGTTAAAAAGGATATTGCCGGTAAAAAACGGTGGATCTTGCCTGTGTTTTCTCAGGAGTACATAGAGTCAGAGCCAAATAGGAAGGTTAATCGTAATGCCTCACTAAGGCTTTTGGGAGAATACTTAGCTAAAGGTGACAAAGCTTTAGTTCCTGAACGCCCTGATTATTTTGAGGTAACAAATATTCAGCAAGCACGAGAGGTAATGGCAAAACCAGTAGAAACAGCTAAATTTGGTTGGGATACTGAAACCAATACCCTGAAGCCAAATAAAAAGGGAGCTAAAATTATTGTTATTAGCTTTGCTTGGGCTGAGGGTAAGGCTTGTGCTATCCCTGTTGGTCATTGTGAGCGTTATTCGGAAACAGGTACTACTTTAAATGGGAAGCCTAGCTATTTTACTAAGGAAGATGTAAAAGAGATTTTTGACATGCTTGACGATCTCACAAGAGCAAAGACTATTGGTGACATTCACCCAAAGGTACCGGTTACTATGACATTGCCAAAGGATACTAGGCTTATTAAAGTCGGACACAATATTGCCTTCGATGAACACTTTATGCTTGCGACTGGTCATGCTAAAGAGCTTGACTTTGTTAATGTTGTTGATACATTGACAGGTCATTATCTAGAAATATCTCAGGATAAGAAGACTTCTCGTCATTTATCTGACCTAGCTTTTTCTTTGACAAGTATAGGTGGCTATGACAAGCCATTAGAAGAATATAAGACATGGTTAGTTAAACTTATTAATAAGGCAATTATGTATGTTAGAAAGGCAAATAGAGCTAGTAAAGATGAGATGGTATTGCTTGATAAGGACAACCTGTCAAACTTTCTAGAGGGAGCAGATTTAACCTATCTTGACAAGTATGGATTTAACACAGATGAAGTTAAAGACTGGGTTTTTAATAAGGTTCTTATTCCGGTAGTTAACAGATTTTATAGGGATAAAGTTGTTAAAGCAACAATGGACTTAGCCAATATTAGCACATCAAATGTATTCAGTGGGGGTAATTTCTCCTATGAGTGGATTCCAATGGAGATTATGTACTATTATGCTGCTGGTGATGCAGATGCTACGCTAAGAGTTCATAACAAACTTCTACAGCTTATTAGAGAAGATCCCCTAAATAAAGATGGGCGCATTGAAGACCTTTACCTTAACTTTTATCCTAAGCTAGTACATGCTTTAGCTTGTATCCAAAATCATGGCATGCAGGTTGATGATGCTTACCTAACCAAAATTACGAGAATTTATGCAGATAAGGCCGAGGAACTTAACAATGACATTAGAAAGCTCCCAGCAGTAAAAGATTTTGAAGAGTACCAACTTGGGCTTTATAATGAAGGTGTTAAGGAGTTTGCTAAGCCTCCTAAGGAACGGGACAAGACCATTTTTGGCTATCGTGCAAAGTTTAAAGATGACAAGTATAAGTTTTCTGCAAGTAGAGCAAATGATATAGCTACCATTTTATACAAAAATCTTGGGTATGCACTACCATACGGGAAAGATTTTATTAAAGATACCGTTTGGAAAAAGAACAAGCCTGAGGAACAAATTATATGGTCTGACTACAAAACTAATAAGGTCGCTTTAGACTATGTCAATAGTCAGGCTAAAGAGGCTGGAGATAAAGACACGGAAGACTTAACCAAAATGCTTGCAAAGTTTTCTATCGTTAATAAGATTAGTAGTAGCTTTACGGATAGCTTGCGTGAGTATACAGATGACACCATGAAACTACATGGGCATTTTTCCGCAGTTGGTACAGAGACAAGTAGGTTATCTTCTAGCCAAATTAACCTCCAAAACTTACCAGCTGAAAAGAGTAACACTCACTTGTTTAACTATAAGTATCCAATCAAGCGTATGTTTGTTTCAAGATTTCCAAATGGTAAACTTATTAACTTGGACTATTCCTCTCTTGAATTTCATATACTTGCTTTAGTAACTAAAGAGGACAGTATGACAGGCGCATTTTTAGAAGGGAAGGATATACACACAGCTAATGCCTCCCTAATGTACGATGTTTCCTATGATGATGTTATTGTAGAGCAAAGAAAGGCCGCCAAGTCAATCGGATTTGGTTTGATTTATGGAAAAGGAGACGCTGCACTTGCAGAAGACCTCGGATTGAGTTTGGAGGAAGCACAAGAAAAAATAAATACTTTCTTTAAGTCAAAGCCACGAGTCAAAGCCTTTATTGATAAAGCACATAAGTTTGCTGAAAACAATGGCTATGTGACAACACTAAACGGGTTTAGACGTAATCTTGGTGGGGCTTTTAGTACTGACTATGGTAAGCGTTCCAAGGCGCAGCGGCAGTCTGTTAACACAATCATCCAAGGGTCTGGGGCAATTTTAACTAATACAGCGGTTATTATTTTGAATGAATTACTTGCAAAGTCAAAATTCAAATCTGTGATTATTGCTACTGTACATGATTCAATCTTAATTGATTGTCCTGAGGAAGAGATAGATAAGGTGTCCACTTTAGCTTTATATGTCATGGAGCACCTTGACTACCCATGGCTATTTACCAACTATAAGGGGAAGCGAATTAGGTATCCAATTGAAGCAGAAGTTGATATTGGTAAAACCTATAATGACATGGTAAGCTTAGACAAAGACAAGCTTAAGTATTTTGACTCCTATAATTCCTACATTGACTACTTTGAAAAGATTAAGATGCTACAGGATATGGAGGAAAGCAAGGATATTAGCAAAGAGCAATATGAAAAAATAATTGACAAATTGCCTATAAAGTAGCTTGACTTTTGCTATAAGGCTATGTTACTATATAGTCAAAGGAGGCAAGCGATGAAAGCTTATGTTAATGATCTCGATACAGATACCATTACAGTACAGGATTATAATGGTATTAAGCATGAGTATTCAATCCAAAAAGAGCTTGAAGTAGATGAGTCTAACTATCAAAAAGCATTTATTGAGCAGCCAGCTAAGTATGCCTTTTGGAGTGCAGTATTACAAGAGGCTAAGCTGGTACTCAAACAGCAAGAAGACTTGCTAGAGCGAAAACATGCTGAATGCTATAACAAAGCATATCAGAAATATTTGGAAGAGGGTATTAGACCAACTAAGGATTTGTTGGAAGCCCAGATAGCATTAGACCCTGCTTACCAAGAAGCTCAGAATAGAGTGAATACCGCAGATTACTCTATGGGACGAGTACAGTTTATTGTAAAGGTTTTTGAGCAACGTGCTCAAATGCTTATCTCATATGGTGCGGACAAGCGTCAAGAAAATAACTATGGAAATTAAAAGGAAGGTACATAAATGAGCCTTAAAGATGCAATTAATCGTTATAAAGAAGTAAACAGCAACAATGATGACAACTACGACCCAACTCAGGAACTTCGCAATAAGACTATTTTACGAGCAGGTGCTAAGAATCAAAAGGTGATGATCCGTATATTGCCTCCTGCTAATAGCGAGGGTCTATTCTACACAGAATTTAGGCAGTGGTTTACAAGCGCTAGCAAGAAGTCGGGTGGTGAATTTAGAACTGCTTTTACTATGTCTAGCAAGCGAGACGAAAATGATCCAATTCAGGCTTATATTGATCGCGCGGATAAGGCAGGTTTAATTGGTACTACCTTTAGTAATAGCTATCCCTCCAAGCGTTACTATGTAAATGTTGTGCCTTTGCAGTATACAGATGGTAAAATTATTCAAGCTACAACACCTGATGGGTTACCTAACGTCTACGTCATGGAG